TCAGTCCTCCAGGAGGCGGTAGCGCGCGGCGGGCGTTTCGCCGGTCGCGGAAAGGTTGGGCCTGGTGTGGCGCTCGATCAGGTAGGCGAATGTTTCGGCGGCCTGCTCCTGGTCCGCAGCGAAGCCCCCGGCGCGCTTCACCGCGCGGGTGATCGTGGCGTGATCAGGCTCGCCGGAGTCGGCCTCGCCGGCGTCGTCCCCGACGTGACGGCAGACGATGTGCCCGACTTCGTGCAGGACTATGTGCCGCCGGTGGCTGTGCGTGGTGTCTTCTCGGAAGAAGATGAAGTCAGTAGCGGCACCAGAAACCCAGACGCCGTAAGGCAAAGGCTCGCCTGTCCGGCGGGCCTCGGCCACGATGTTCGGCGGGTAGGGCTGGATCTGGATGGGGCGGCGGCGCACTGTGGACAGACGGGCGGCGAGCTCGTCGGGCGTGGCGGTGGCGGGCAGGTCCAGAGCGGACACCAGCGCCCGGACGTCATCGAGCTGCGTGACCGGCGCGCTGCCGGTCACGACGCGTTGAGTCCGTCGCTGTCCCCGTCGTGTCCAGTTCAGCAGTACCCGCCCGATGGCGGGCAGGCTCATGTGCCGTGTCCACCGTCCCGGGCTTCGAGTCCGCGCACGTGCTCGGTCAGCTCCTGGATCAGGCTTGCGCTGCGGTCCGATATGGCGAAGCTGCGCAGCATCGTCGTCGCCCCCGAGCCCACGCGCTGGCGCGGCATCTCAGGTTCGCCGGACAGCTTGCGCCGCCAGCCGTCGTAGACGTCGCGGTCGAGAAAAAACCCCGCTGGCACATCAAAGAACCTCGCCAGCCCCACGATGATGTTGGTGCGCGGGTGTGGCTGCTTCCCCGTTCGCATCTGCCACAGCGACGAGTACGACACGTCGACACCTGCCGCCGTTAGAGCGTCGGCAACGTCCCGGTCGCTGTGCGGTTTTCCGTCTTCCCTTCGTCGATTCTCGTACAGGAAACTCAGGGCTTCCTGGATCGAGACGACCCCCTCAAGCGTCATCGCATCCTCTTTTTGTTTACGGCTGTCAACACTTTCCAGCGATCTCGCGAATCGCGTTGACAAACTTGCACCTCACCCGGCTATGGTCGGGTTACCGCGCTGCTTCGCCAGCACACACGCAAGACTCGAAAGTGTTTACGCCCATAAACATTCTTTAGTTTTCCGGCGCTCGTTCCCCTACGAACGCCCGCCGGTACTCACACACCTTTTGTTGATCAAGCCGTGTCTTAGTTGATCGCAGGTGTCACGCCCTGCGTTAACGAGTTTGAGGGGACCGCTGTACGTGAAGCACGACACACCCACTTGCACTAACGAGTACGCCGACCAGCCCACAAGGCCGGTCGACGCCTTCGCTCACCTGATCGCCTCGCTGCGCCGGATCAAGCGCAAGCAGGCGAAACTGTCCCAGGAACGCAAAGAGCACGAGGCCGTGATCAAGGCCGCCTTGGTGGCGGCCGGAGCCGAAGTCGGCACGGTCAACGGCGTCCCGGTCGTGAGCTTCACCCACGCTCTGCGAATCGCGCTGGATCAGAACCTGCTCAAGGAGCGCTATCCGGAGATCGCAAAGGAGTGTGCCGACATTTCGGAGGTCGCCACGTTCCGCCTGCTCGGCGTATGACAGTTCCGTTCGGCGACTTGGTCGCGCTGGCCAGGGCCATGGTTGCCCAGGCCCGCGCGACCAGCCCGGCCGGTGTGCCCGACGACGGCGAGACCGCCGCGACCGTGGCTGCCCTGCTCACGGCCGAACCGCGGAATGAGGCCCAGATCCTCGCGATCGTCACCGTCATCGTCCGCGACAGCCTGGCCGACCCGTTCCGCGAGACCACCGCGAACCGCTGGCGGTCGCTGCTGCCGAGCTGGGTGCAGCCGCAACTGATCGGCTCGACCGTAAACCGTCTTCGCGCCGCCGGGCTGCTGGTCCACACCGGCCGCTACGTGCGCTCGACCGACTCGACAGGCCGCAACGTCGGCAAACTCCAAGCCGTCTACGCCTTCGACTCCGAAGCCCTGCGCGACCACGAGCCACAGGCGCAGGCCACCGCGTCCTGACCAACCCGCTTCACACCGCCACGCGAACGCGTGGCGGTGTTCACCGTGCCCATTTTTGTCCTGTAGGGGGGTTTCTTCATGGCGCGTGATCACGCACGCCTCGATCTGAACATCTGGGACAAGGACGACTTCCGCGCGCTCTCGCGCGAAGCGAAACTCTTGTATATCCAGCTTTTCTCACAGCGGAAGCTCTCTTACGCCGGGGTACTCGACCTGGCGGTGAAGCGCTGGAACCGGCCGCACGCAGACCTGGACCTGACGGAGATGCGCGCGGCGCTCTCCGAGCTGGACGCCGCCCGGTTCGTAGTGATCGACCAGGACACCGAAGAACTCCTCGTCAGGTCGTTCATCCGCAGCGACGAGCTGTACAAGCAGCCGAACATGCTGCGTGGCGCGCTGCGCGTCGCGTTCGACATTGAGTCCCCGATCCTGCGGGCCGCACTCGCCGCCGAACTGCGGCGTCTGCCCGCGCACGTGACCGGCCCAGCCCCGGCGATCGCGGCGAACGAACTGGAGGCCGGAGCGCCTGAGCTACCACCGGTCGTCAAGGCCGCCATGACGGTCCGCCCGTCCGGCCGACCCTCGCCGGCGGGCCGACCCCCACGCCAGGACGGAGCGTCCGAACCGGACTCCGGCGGGGCGATCACACCTGGCATCGACCAGCCCGCGCCCAGCTCACGGGGTTCAGCGAACCCTTCCGCGACCCCTTCGCTGAACCCTTCGGCGAAGGACCTGGGAGAAGGGAGTAGGGAGCGGGAGACTGGAGAACCTTCTTTCGCTTCTCGTAGTGAGAAAGCGGGGTTACCCGCGCGTGACGCGCACGACACCCGCGCCACGCGCGTACCAGCCGCCACGTCATCGGCGCAAGAGGACAGTCCCGGCGATTCCGCGGGCGCTGCCCCGCCGGGCTCGGTGCGTCGGCGTCGACGGGCCGAGGCTGAACGGCTGGTGGACTTCTACGGCTCGCCGGTGCCCGCGCCTGTCCGGGCGCAGCTCGTCGCGCAGGTCATCCCGTTGCTGCGCGAAGGCATCGGCAGCAACACCATCGGCGCGGGTCTGGCCGCGTGGTCGAGCAAGGCGCTACCGCCGACCTTCCTGCCGATGCTCGTCGGGGAGCGGATGCGTGCGGCCCGCATCGCGACCGATCCGAAAAAACGCGCTTGGGACGCGGAGATGGTGGACCGGTTCGAGAGCCTGCGCTCAGCCGCGATCGCCGAAGACGAACAACACGGGGTCGGCCTGCTCGTGCGGCAGGCGCAGCCGCAGCACGCGGACGCCGACCAGCTGACCGCGATCCTCGACGCCGCACTCGACCAGGCGACCGCATGAGCACGCTGCACGCGGTGATGAACCGCAGCGACGTGCGCGGCCTGCTGATCCGGCACACCGGCGCACACGCGTCAGAGGACGTCGTCTCGGCTTGGGAGTCCGGCCTCGCCGGCTACAGCCTCGCCGAGTGCCATCGCGCCTTCGTCGCACTCGGCCCGGCCGCGCGGCGGGCGACACCATCCGAGATCGCAGGTCGTTGCGACGCGGCCCGCGACCGCGACACGGGCGAACCCACGCCGGTTCAGTCCGCGGCTTCACCACGCGCGACCAGCCGCGACTACTACCGGCAAGCCGGGATGCTCGGAATCCGGGCGGTGTACGCGGCGATGGGCTGGAAACGCAACCCGGACCACGACCTCGCCCGCTCCGTGGCCTGCCCGTTCTGCAAGGCACGAGCCTGGGCGGTGTGCGGGCCGCTCTCGCGCAACCGAGCAGGCGTCCGGGAGATGCGCGACCCCGTGCACCGGATGCACCCCTCCCGCCTCCGCCGCGCCCAAACCGAACTCGAGCGCGCCAACGCCACACCCGAACAGGAGACCACCCGATGACCAGCACCCTCACCCCTCACACGGCCGAGGAACATCAAACCGACCCGCTGGCCGCTCGGCTGGCCTTCGACGCCGCGATCGATCAACTCATCCAGCCGAACATGCACACCCTGCTCCGCGACTCCGGAGCCGTGGAACGCGCTCTCGCACCGTGCCTAATCGACCAGCTGGTGACCGCGACCCAGCCGGGCACCGAACGCACAGGCGGCTCCGCGCGAGGATCACGGCCACCCGCCTCCCTGAACGCGCTCGCGCTGGTCGCCGAGATCAGCCAGACCCTCCGGGGAGCCCTGGCAGCTCTGGGACACGACCTCTTCGGAACCGGCGCGCGACCGTCCCTCACCGGACAGCTGAGGTTGTGGGCCTCGCACGCGGGGGCCTGGCAACTGGAGGACGTCGATTACCTCGCCTACGCGGCCCAGGAGGCAGAGCGGTGGGTGGCCGCTGGCCGATCGGTGCTCAATCCCGCCCCGGCCTACCGGCTGCGCGGGCACGCGTGCCCCACCTGCCGACACACAACGGTTCTCGTGTGGTCTGACACCGAGCAGGAATGGCTGCGCCGCCCAGCGCTCTCTGTGGACACTGACCGCGTGGAAACGGTGTGCGCGGCCTGCGATTCGCGGTGGGGCCTGGAACATTGGGCCCAGCTCGGTCAGGTGCTGGACAGCCAGCGGGCGGAAACCCTTGCCCTGGACTGTGAATAGCCTTGACACGATGATCACGAACCAGCGATACTGACAGGGCTTGGCGGAGCTATACCCACCAAGTAGTCAAGATTTCCTTGAAGGCCCCGCGCTCCCTCCCCCTCCGGCGCGGGGCCTTCGTCATGTGCGGACAGCGGCCACCGGACGCTGGCCCCGGCACCCCTCACTGAGCAGGCCGCACGCGGTGAGCCGCTGTCCGCACACCCCCAAATCTCCGGCCGTTCCCACCCTGGAGAGGCCCGCAGGCCCCGAAGAACCCCACAGGGACCGGACACCGACAGACCCCCGGATTTGGCTGGTGAGCATGGCTGCTTGCCCTCAATCCACCGGCCGTTTCAGGCCCTGAGAGGCCCGTAGAGCCCCGGAAAAGCCCCAGGGGGACCGGACAAAGTCCGGTCCCCCTGGGGTGGCTGGTTGCCGTCGAGACGGCTACGGCTGCATGGTCACTTCTCCAGCTTCCGCAGTGCTTCCGCCGCAATGCTGGCCGACCGGCCGAACAAGGCTTGCTCGGCACGGCGGGCAAGCTCGGCGTCCTTGTCATCATCCTTGATCGGCACGTGCGGCATGTGCTCGGCGACGGTCTGGATTGCCTGCCACGCGGCCCATCGAGTCCTGCCGATTCCGGCGAACATGTCGTAGTCGCCGAAGAACAGCATCTCCAGCATCGACTTACGGACCTTGTGCTGTTCCTTCAACCAGGTGTTCGCCGTGTCCGACGGCGGCTTCCACAACTCGTTGCACAGTTCCCCGAAGGCGGTCAGCGTCATTTTCGCGGCCAGCAGCTTGCCCGCGCGCTCCGTGACCTCTTCCACGGCGGCCTGTGCCGCCGCGATCGCCTGACTGCCCTCAGACAGCCGCGAACTCGGATTCGACACCGCATCCAGGCTCTGCGGCGCCAAGCCGAAATGCTGCACCGTTGCCGACGCCGGACGTACCGGCGAGAACAGCACCTGCGACGGCTTGCCCGGCAGGAGCGAGCACACCACCACCACGCGCATCTCCAGTTCGTCGACCTTGCCGACCTTGATTGGGTCGGCCTGCCGGATCGACACGAACCCAGCCGTGTTGCTCCACAATGGACCAGCGGCACCGTACTTCGCGTTCAGCTGCTTGGCCATGTCGGTGAGCATCTGCGCGCGGTCCTCGATCGCGGCGGGCGTGAACTGCCGAGCCGAACCCCCGATCGCCTCGCGCCTACCTGTGCTCGGATTGGTGCGCACCAGCGCGTAGTAGCCCGGAATCTCCATCGGCTCGGTCGTGTCGTTCTCATCGACCTTGCCGTCGAACTCCTCGCCCGGCTCGGCCTCACCCAGGAAACAGTCCGCCTTGTGTTTCACGCCTATCGCCTTGCCGCACTCGACGCACGCACCAGTCGGCACGAACGCGAACGCAGGCTCCGGGCGGACATCCCAGTCCTTCAAACCCGCCTTCGTGACCAACTCGGCCGCCGTGCGCGACCCATTGACCTGGGTAGCCAGGGTGCACCAAGCATCGCGCACCTTCGGCAGCGCCGGAGCAGGGGTGACCGACTCCGAAGCCGTCTTGCCCGAAGCCTTCCCCGTAGCCGGAGTCTTACTGACCGTAGCCGGAGCCTTGGAGGCCGTCCCGGACTTTCTGGGCCGATTGGTGGCAGCCTTCCCATCCGCAGGGGCCTTGCCAGCCGCAGGAGGCTTACCAGGGGCCGCAGTGGCCTGCTTGGGGGCAGGCTTCACAGGGTTAGACATAGTGTTGTGATCCTTTCGGTTGGGTCCGCCCCCGGTGTTGCTGCACCAAGGCCGGATCCATGTCTGGAACCTCCCGATAGTGTATAGACCCTGAACACTAGTCAATAGGCTGAAAGAGTGAAACCCGCAGGTCAGGGGCCTACGGTGCCGTCGATCGCTTACGCGGCGCGGACCGGTCTGGCTGCACTCCCGCCTCATTTAGAACGCCAGCGAGTTTGGCCCTGGACCACCCGGCGGCCTGCATGAGGTCCTTACTCAAAAGGCCCTCGCGGCGAGCGTCGGCGACGAGTTCGCGCAGCGCTTTCTCGGCCGCCGCCCGCTTCTTGTCCAGCCTGTCCACCACGCCAGCCTGGGCGGTGATGGCGGCGAGTCGCTGAGCGTCGGTCAGCTCCTTGCTAGGTCTTGACACGGGCACCTCCTGCCGGGATCGCGAACGCGGGCCGGGGACAGTTTCCCCGGCCCGCGCCCATAAGTGTTAGTCGGTCACCTCTGCCCACAGTGGCGCGAACCTCGGGTGATCCTTGATCGGTTGCACCAACTCATACCACCTCGTGATCACCCCGCGCCCCTTCTCGGTGATCACGTGGACCTTCTCATCCTCGTCGTAGTGCACGAAATCCGATAGAACGGCCTGCCACAACGGTGGGGCGAGCTCTGGCGCGTTGAACTTCGGTGTACCGCCGTAGCCCGTGGAGATCAGGTGAAGCACTCGCAGGACGAGACTTCTGCCGCTGACCGCTGCGTAGTACCGCTCCCGCGTCTCGGCGCAGTCAAGCACCGCGCTACGCAGCGAGCTGACGAAGACACCACGTGCTAGCAGGTAGACCTCGTGTGCGTCGATAGGCGACAGACCGGGGATGAAGGCGCTAAAGTCGTGCTCGTCGGAACTCATGTTAGATCCTTTCAGGGTTCCGCGCTGCGCCCCCGGGATGGTGTTGCTGCACCGGTTGACCGGGGGCACAGTCACGTCTAGGGGTTGATGGACGCGTCAGAGCCAGCCGCGCGCCAAGGGCAAGAACGGCTGGTAGCGACGCCCGAGATGACGGCGCCAGCTCCGGTAAATCCGGACACGCCCGAAGTGATGCCGGATACTCTGCTCTCTTTCGTTGCAGAGAAACACCGCGCCTTGGAATCTCTGATCCCGCTCGTCGTCCAGATTTATCCAGTTGAATCGATCGACGAAGTCGATGAACTCTTGCCGGGTCACGTGCAGAAAGTCTGGATCGTTCAGTTCGGCGTCGCGGAAGCCTGCGATCTCAAGGTCGAGAACACGCTCGCCGTAAACCCAGGCATTGATGCCGAACCGCTCGGGTGTCGATACAGTGGAACGAAATTGCAGGTCCACCTCTTGCACGATGATTCGCGCGAGAGCCGACAGGTGCGTGATGTGTGCGGTATCGACAACTCGATCGCCAAGAATACGCGGCTCCGTATATTTGCCCAGCTGCGGGAGCACGAGCATGTTGGCTCTTCTTCGCATCATTGGCTGCGCCAATCGTCGTGCTCGTGAACGACAACGCCAGGCGTCCAGCGATCGCTACCGTAGTCCTCTTCGGACACTACAACGACGTTCGGCAGGAAGCGGACGTCGCGCGCGTCGTTCAGAGTGCGCCAGTTGTAGGTATCCAGGAGCTGGTAGGCGCGCTTGATGAGTTCTTGCGCTTCCTCACTGGGTCGACGAGTCCGCAGGCAAGCAAAGAGATAGCCGTTGGCCAAGCCGCCGAGGCACAGTGTCAGCCTCTTGGAACCCCTGACGTGAATACTCAGATCCGCCCCAGCTGCCAATTCTCGTGAGGCGATAGTCTGTAAATCTGCGAGTATCCTTTCGGCCAGCGTGGGCAAGTCGGCTATCTGAGCAGTCGCTAAATAGTTGCGCCCATACTCGCGTTCGGGCATGACAAAATCACGCGACACAACGGATCCTTTCGGTTCATTTTCGGGGTGTTGCTGCACCCCGAATTGGAACTAGCCGAATCAGAGTGTATTTGCATAAAACACTAGTCAATATTCAGCATGAAATTTCACCCGAATGGGCTAGTGTCCTTATGTTCTGACGATTCGACGGACATATGAAAGGAGGATTTGCACCATGCCTGGACGTGCCTATAGGGCATGCACTCGTCCGGGGTGTTCGCATATGACAGGTTCGGGTGGCAGGTGTCCCGACTGTCGATCGCGTGCCCGATCGGCTTTCGGCAGCTCCGCGCAACGCGGTTACACGGCAGGACATCGCTCCCGCTTCCGGCCCGGTGTGCTGGCGCGGGATCCGGTGTGCCGCTGTGATCTGACTGACTGCACGAGCCACCTGGGCCGCAGCTGTGGTCAGCCGTCCACCGTGGCCGATCATTGGCCGATCATTCGCCGAGAGCTGACGGCCGCTGGTCTGGATGCTGATGATCCAGCACGAGGCCGAGGGTTGTGTGCCCGTTGCCATAGCAGGGTTACCGCCCGAACTGTGGCAACCAAAGGTGGGTGGCACCGTTCCTGATGGTCCATTAAGGACAAAGTGTCTACCGCGGGCGAACCGGACGAGTACGCCGAGCGCGCTACACGGTTCCCACCTGTCGGCAACGGCCTCGGTTGCGTCCCAGGGGGAGGCCCCCTCAGCGGTGTCGCGGCGCACAAGCCCCTGAACCCCGGAGGGGTGGTGCCAGGTTTTGAGCGCCCCTTCCCCTACGTCCGACCCGATCGCTCGCGCCGAGCAGCGGCGCGCCGACCTCGCCCACGAACTGGAGCGCGCCGCCGAGCAGGCGGACGCGTGGCACGCGGAACGAAATCGCCTGGTCATCGAGCTGGTAGCGGCGGGTGAGTCCTACCGCGACACCGCAGTGCCCGCGCGGCTCTCGGCGTCCGGCGTCGGCAAGATCGTCCGCCGCGACCGGGACGGCTGAGACCGGAGAAACCGTTGCCCTGGTGCACATTCGTGCACTCGGTGCCCACCATGAGCTACGGAGGTGCCCGTGATCACCATCGACGGCTTGCCGTCGTCGGAACAGATCCTCGGCGAGATGGAGGCCGAGGGGAAACCGGTTCTGCTCGCTTTCTCCCGAGGTAAGGACTCGCTGAGCGCGTGGCTGGCGTTGCGTGAACGCGGCATTCCCGTGGTGCCGTACCACCTCTACAGCGTGCCTGGCCTCCGGTTCGTCGCCGATAGCCTCAAGATGTATGAGGACTTCTTCGGGCAGAAGATCTACGACCTGCCCCACCCCAGCCTCTACCGGTGGCTGGTCAACTACGTGTTCTGCCCGCCCGAGCGGTGGCGGATCATCGACGCGGCCGGTCTGACGGAGTTCACCTACGAGGACGTGGCCGCGACGCTGCGCCAGGACGTCGGCCTGCCCGCCGATGCGTGGAACGTCGACGGCGTCCGGGCCACCGACAGCCCGATGCGGCGCATGGCCATGTCCACTCACGGCCCGATCCGCCAGGACACGCGCAAGGTCTCGGCCATCTGGGATTGGCAGATCGCCGACGTCCGGGCAGCGCTCACCCGGCACAGCTGCCCTCTGCCGATCGACTACGAGTGGTTCGGCCGCTCGTTCGACGGCCTGGACTACCGGTTCATCGAACCGCTGAGCCGTCACGCCCCCGAGGACTACGCCCGAGTCCTGGACTGGTTCCCCCTCGCCGAGCTGGAGTTGCTGCGCCATGACCTCACCCGCTGACGACCCCAATGCCGCGCTGCTCGCGCAGCTCAAAATGTCGTCGTCCGTGTCCGGCATGAAGTCCAATGACGACGTGCTGGCCCTGCTCACGGCCGAGCCGGACCCCGATCCGCTCGCCGGCGTCGAGTACACGGGCGACGAAGAGGACGACGCGCGCGCCGAGCTCGACGCGCTTCACCGCGGCTTCCGCGAACGCACCGCCCGCGAGCTGGAACGGATGCAGCTCGCGACCGAAAGCGAGTACTGGTTCTGCGTCTGCTTCAAGAGCCAGGACGACAAGGACGCTTTCCTCGCCGCCGCTGGTCTCGTCGTCATCGGGGACAAGTACCTCGACGGCTACGCCACCGCGGAACTGCTCGGCGTCACGATGCCCGAGACCGACGACACCGAGAGGGGGTGAACTGAATGCCTCCACGCAAGCGACAGACCGCCGCCGCAGCCAAGCGACGCGGCGCCGCCCGCAAGAAGGCCACCACCGCCCCCAAGGCGAAGGGACGCGGCAAGGCATCCAGTGGCTCCAGCTAGGCCATCACGAAGTCCCCGACGCTCCGTTGAGTAAGGGCGATGCGATACTTGACTCGTACCCTGGGTGAGAGTCAAGTATTCAGGGCACGTAACGATGTGAACGGGTGGGCGCCCGTGCCGGACGCCCACCCCTGCCTAGCCCAGTAGCTTCCACACTTCGTGGGCTAGGGCAGCCAGCACCGTCAGGAGCTGGATCACCGTGATGAGATTGCGCCTCCAGTCGAGGTTCTTACCCCGGCTGGAGGCGTGATCCAACGGTCGGCCGCCGGAATCCTCCGGCAACCGTCCGCGAGATTCGTCCGGCAGCGGATCACCGGAGTCGTCTCCATCCTTGCGGTGTTCACTCATTCGTGTTCTCCCTTCAGGGAGGCTTACCTACCTCCCGATCGTCGACCCCGAACAATCGGGAGCGACCGGACCACGAGGGAGCGGCACCGGGCACGAGCCTAGCCTGTGGGTTTTTTCCGGAAAGAATCGGGGCACTGCAACAAAAGCGCGTCCATATGAGTTGCCCAACATGGCCCTAACATGGCCCCATTAAGGCCCTTAAAAGACCCTTCTGAGACCATATAGCGCCCTTTCAAGCCCTCCTTTCTGTGGAGGCGTCCATATGAGTTGCCCGTTCCGGCCGCACATGAGCGGTAAGCCATCGTGAACCGGATCGACGCGAGGTGTTGCTACTCATGGGAAAACGTGGTCCCGCAGGCAAGCCGACCTCGCTACGGATCCTGCATGGTGACCGGAAGGACCGGATCAACGACGCGGAGCCGCTGCCGCCTGAGGTGGAGATCGTGCCGCCGGAGTGGCTGTCGGAGAAGGGCCAGGCGATCTGGGATCGGCTCGCGCCGAGCATGATCACCCGGAGAGTCCTGACTGCGTGGGACGTCGACGCGTTCGGTGTGCTGTGCGAGGCGCTGGCCCGCTACGCAGTGGCAACCGCGCTGGTGAACGGCTCGGCGCTGCTGGTTCCCGGCGGCGGGGGCCTGGTGCCGAACCCGGCATTGAAGGTGCAGGCCGATTCCGAGCGCACGTTTCTGACGTTCGCGGCGCGTTTTGGGCTGACGCCGTCGGACCGGCAGGCGATCAAGGCCGAGGTGAGCGCCGATGGCGGGACCTCGGGCGACGCGGGCCGTCTCCTCTCCTAAACCCCGTTCCCACACGCGGAAACCCAGTTCCAAGACCGGTAAGGCGAAGGCTCCGCGGCTTCCGGTGTGCGGCTGGTCCTTCGATGGACGTGCCTGCCGCCAACGCGGCGACCACCTCTGCCATCAGCGCGCCGATCATGCGCAAGCGTTCGCCGAAGAGATCTGCGTGCACACTAAGGACCGGTGGGCACGAACCCCGTTCATCCTCGCGGACTGGCAGCGGGACGACATTGTCCGGCCGCTGTTCGGCGAGGTCCGGTGGGATCCGGAATGGCAGACCTACGTCCGCCGCTACCGGTCCGGCTGGATCGAACTCGCCCGGAAGAACGGCAAGTCCGAGCTGCTGGCGTTCGTCGCGCTCTACATGCTCGTCGGGGACGGGGTCGAGTCCGCCGAGGTCTACGGCGCCGCCCGCGACAAGGACCAGGCGCGGCTGGTGTTCAACGTCGCCGCCCGCATGGTCGCGCTGTCGCCGGTGCTGTCGAAGCGGCTGCGGGTGGTCGAGCACGCCGCCCGGATCGTGGACGAGAAAACCAACTCGGTCTATCAGGTCGTCGCGGCCGACGCGCTGGGCAACCTCGGGTCGAACCCGTCATGCGTGATCTTCGACGAGGTCCTGACCCAGCCGAACGGTGACCTGTGGGCCGCGCTGCGGACCGGCATGGGCACCCGAGTGCAGCCACTGCTGCTCGCCGCCACAACGGCGGGGAACGACCCCATCAGCTTCGCCAAGTCCGAGCACGACGAGTGCGTGAAGATCGCCGAAGACCCGTCCCGCGCCCCACACCGCTTCGTCTACCTGCGCAACCTCCCGCAAGATGCGGACCCGTGGGATGAAGCGAACTGGTACTTCGCCAACCCGGCCTTGGGTGACTTCCTGTCGCTGGCCGCGCTGCGGGAAGAGGCGCTCGAAGCGCGCAACGATCCGGCGCGAGAGAACAGCTTCCGCCAGTACCGGCTGAATCAATGGGTGTCGCAGTCCACGCGGTGGATGCCCATGCACCTCTACACCGCGTGCACCGGAACCGAGTTCCCCGAAGCGGCGCGGTTGCGGGAGCTGGTTGCTCGCCGGCCAGCCTGGGGCGGTCTGGATCTCGCGTCCAAGCTGGACCTGACGGCCTGGTGCCTGATCGTGCCGGACGGCATCGACGGCCACGTCTCGGCGCTGTGGCGGTTCTGGCTCCCGGAGTCTGGGGTCGATTTCCTCGACGAGCACACCGACCACCGCGTCTCCCAGTGGGTCGACCAGGGCTGGATCACCACCACCCCCGGCGAAGTCATCGACTACGAGGTGATCGAGGCCGACGTCGCCGCCGACTGCGCCGCGCTGCGGGTCGCCGATATCAATTACGACGAGTGGAGCGGCGAACCCGTCCGCCAGCGCCTGGAACGGGTCACGCGAGTGCCGATGTATCCGGTGCCGCAGACGTTCCGCGGAATGACCCACGGCATGACCGAACTCATGACGCTGACCCGCTCGCGCTCGTGGTCGCACCACGGCAACCCAGTTGCGGCGTTCTGCTTCGACTCCGTGGAGGTGCGCCATCCACCCGGAGAACCCGACCTCATCCGACCCGACAAACCCCAGCGCGGGAAGACCGGCAAGCGCATCGACGCGGTACCCACCGCCGCCATGGCGGTTTCGGGCTGGCGGCTGCGCGGTCAGAAGCCGAAGAAGTCCGGCCGGATGGTCGTCATGGGCTGAACGCGACGGACGGAGGTCGCCGTGGCTGTGAACCTCGCTGAGCTGACGTCTGAGCAGTGGATCACCCGCATCACTCGCCAGCATGACGCGCAGATTCCTGGGCTGGAAATCCTCGATGCCTACTACGAGGGCGAGCAGTCGCTGTCGTACATGCACCCGGAGCTGCTGCGCCGCCTGGACACCCGCGTGCGGCAGGTCGTGATCAACTGGCCTGAGCTGGTCGTGGACTCGCTCGATGAGCGGCTGGACGTGACCGGGTTCCGGCTCGGCGGTGAGCAGGCCGCAGACCGGGAGCTGTGGAACATCTGGGCGGCGAACGAGCTGGGCCTGCACTCCGAGCAGGCCCACATCGACGCCCTGGTGCTCGGCCGGTCCTTCGCGATCGTCGGCACGAACGAGGCCCGCCCGTCGATGCCGCTGGTGACGGTCGAGTCCCCGTTCGACGTCCATGTGGACATTGACCCGCGTACTCGCGAGGTCCGGGCGGCGCTGAAGCGGCAGTTTTCCGAGGACGGAGACGGGGACCAGTCCGAGGCTTACGCCACGCTGTACCTGCCGAACGAAACCATCTGGTACAGCTCCGACAACGGCGGCGGAGTCTGGGAAGAGACCGACCGCGACGGGCACGGCATGGGCGTGGTGCCCGTCGTGCCGCTGGTGAACCGTCCCCGCACGCGGAGGCGCCGCAGCGCGCCCCCGCGGCTTGGACGCTCGGAGCTGGCGAGCGTCCTGCCGCTGTCGGACGCTGCGTGCAAGATCGCCACCGACATGATGGTGAGCGCGGAGTTCCACGCGATGCCGCGACGGTACGCGCTCGGTTTCGACAAGGACGATTTTGTTGACAGCAAGGGAAACCCGCTCACTCCGTGGGAGGCTGTCGCCGGCGTTCTCTGGGCGTCCTCGAAATCGCCGAAGGATGATGGGGTGGCGGTCGGGCAGTTCCCCGAAGCCGACCTGTCGAACTTCCACAACACGCTCAACACCCTGGCCCGTCTCGTTGCCAGCCTGTCCGGGCTCCCGCCGCACTTCCTCGGCTACAGCACGGAAAACCCCGCCAGCGCCGAGGGGATCCGGTCGTCGGAGTCCCGGCACATCAAACGGGCCGAACGACGTCAACGCTCCTTCGGCAGCGGCTGGAACCGCGTGGCGCAGCGCATCCTGCACGTGCGCGACGGCAAGGTGCCCGACGAGGCGCTACGGGTCGAAACCCAGTGGGTGGATCCCGCTACGCCGACGTTCGCCGCCCAGGCCGACGGCGTGGTGAAGCTGTACGCGGCGGACAAGCTCTTGCCGCGCCGCTCCGCCCGCCGTGCACTCGGCTACTCCGACGCGCAGATCCGCGACATGGAGACCGAGGACCGCGAGGCCGACACCCAGCAAACCGACCGAGACGACGCGACCGGAAACGGCCCGACGCCGGATCGCGATCCCGCCGAGCTGCCGAACCGCAAGGAACAGGAGCAGGAGCGGCCGAGCGTGCTTGCCGGATCACGGCTTCGGCCCGCGCTGGCGGTGCAGTTCCGCGAACCGGCAAGCACGTCGTAACGCTGGCTGGCCATCGTGGACATACCAGGCGCGAGACGTGTCAGCGCAGCTCAGGCCGCATAGCCTGCCACCGAAGGGCATTGCATAATCGAACACATGTCCGATCGTGGAGGCGCGCCGTACCTGCACACGGTTGACCCAGGTCAACCCGTGTGGGTCGACCTACGCCACGTTTACCCGATCGGAGCGCCCAAAGGCACTGTCCCCGACGGACTGGACCTCACCGGGCTAGTGCCAGGAACGCTCACCGCCTGGATCGCAACGACCACCGGCCACTGGGTCGGCTTCGTCACCTTCATGCTCGGAACCCCCGGCTCCGGAGGTACGACGCATCGGCAATGGATCTTGGCGGACGCTTTGCGAGCACGCTAGTTACTTGAACCCCCGGCGTTGCAGGGAGTCAAGTAATAGCCTTTTTTTGAAGGCTTTCGGTCGTGATCGCGGCGCCTGCGAACGTGATCATGGCGACCAGCATCCAGCCGAGCTGCCACGCCGTGATTCCGCTGCTGGCACCGGCGACGACCTGAGCTCCGACCGAGCACGCGCCAAAGACAGGCACAGCGGCCCATGTCCGTTTTGGCTTGGCGTTCACGCCACGAGTTTTTCATACGTGCCTCTGATGGCACTTAGTGCATTCCCATGAGGACAGGTAGTGACTGATTCCCGCGTACCCGGCGACAACGCCCCCACCTCGCAGACCCCGCCGGAGCCGAGCACGACCGCGCCCGGCACGACCCCGCCCGAGACCGGGCAGGCCAGCACACCGGCCGAGACCGGGCAGGCCGCCGAAGCGGATTACAAGGCCCTGTTCGAGCAGGCCCAGGCCAAGCTGAGCAAGGCCGAGAAGACCGCCAAAGACCACAAGGCGAAGGCGGCGAAGCTCGACGCGATCGAGGCTGAGCAGCAGACCGACGCGGAGAAGGCCGCCAAGCGCGCCGAGTCCGCCGAGAAACAGGTGGCCGTGTTGCGGCGTCGGGCGGTGGACGCGGAGATCCGCGCCGCTGCCTCGGGGTGGGCGGATCCGACCGACGCGCCCCGCTACCTCGACGACCGCGACCGCTACGTCAGCACGGATGGCGAGATCGACACCACCGCCATTGCGGCCGACCTCGCCGCGGTTCTTCTCGCCCGCCCGCATCTCGCCCGGACTGGTGAACCGGCCGGTCCTCGCCGGCCCGCGCCCGACCCGTCGCAAGGCGCGCGGCAGTCCGGCCCGGCGGGCTATGACTCGCAGATCGCCGACGCGGAGAAGCGCGGCGACTGGGCGACGGCGATCACGCTGAAAAACCAGCGCCTAGCCGAACAGGCAGCGCAGAAGCGCTAGCGCGCTTGTTCCCGGCCGCGTCGGCGGCACACCACCCGTACACCTTTCAGGAGACCGTTATGCCTGGTGTGGCCGCGATCGCCAACACCTACAACGCACCGAACTTCGTGGGCGAACTGTTCGCCCTCACTCCGACCGACACGCCGTTTCTGTCCGCCATCGGTGGCCTGACCGGCGGCAAGCGCGCCAACGCCGTCGTGCACACCTGGCAGGTCTACGACCTGCGCGCCCCCGACGCCAACCGGCAGCGGGCCGAAGGCGCGGACGCGCCCAGTCCGGACACCCGCGTCCGGGGCACCGAGCGCAACGTCCTGGAGATCCACCAGGAAACCATCGGCGTCACCTACACCCGACAGGCCACGCAGCAGATGTTCGCCGCCACCGGTTCGGCCCACCCGAACGCCGCGTCGATCGGCGGCACCAACCCGGTCGTGAACGAAATGGACTGGCAGACCCGTCAGGCGCTGATCCAGATCGGGCGCGACGTGGAAGCCGGGTTCATCACCGGCACGTTCCAGGAGCCCACCGATAACTCCAAGGTCCGCAAGACGCGCGGGATCCTGGAGGCGACCAAGACGAACGTGATCACCAACGCCACCCCCGCACCGCTGACGGAAGCGATGGTGCTGGACCTGCTGCAAAAGGTCTGGACGAGCGGCGGTATTCAGGTGTCGGAGACCGCGACCCTGATGTGCGGGGCGTGGCAGAAACGGCAGCTGACGAACGAGTTCATCACGAAGAAGAACTACCGCGAGCAGACCCGCAACGTCGCCGGAGTCTCGGTGACGACCATCGAAACCGACTTCGGCACGCTGAACGTGATGCTCAACCGCTACATGCCCGCCGATGCCGTCGAAGTGGTGTCCCTGGACCAGTGCGCGCCGGTGCTGCTCGAGACGCCCGGCAAGGGCTTCCTGTTCTCCGAACCCCTGGCCAAGACCGGCTCGGTGGACAAGGCCCAGATCTACGGGGAGATCGGGCTGGAATATGGGCCGGAGAACGCCCACGGCAAGATCACCGGCCTCACCGTGGCGGGTGCCTGATGAAGTTCACCAGCACCAGGTACCCGGCACTCACCGTGCACGACCTCGGCGTGACCTTCGTCGACGGCGAGGCCGAGGTCACCGACAAGGCCACCGCCGACGCGCTCAGGAAACTGCCGTCCGAGGTCGGAGTCCGCGCGGCCGGTGGACGTCCGCCGAAGGACGGTCCGGACAGCTGAGCAAGTCCAGCCGGTGGCGGGAGGTGATCACCTCGTGTCCCTTCCGCCGCTGGCGACCGTCACCGACGTCCGCAACCGATCCGAAGCACCACTGACCACCGAACAGGAAGCCCGCGCCGCCGTGCTCCTGGAGGACGCCTCCGCGTGGGTCCGGCACGAGGTTCCCGACCTATCGGACCCACCGCCGGACACCGCGCCCGGTGTCGTCTGCACGGCGGTCCTGCGGGCACTGGCGTCCCCGGCGGACGGCAACACCTCCGAAACCGTCGGCGGGCATTCCCGGACCGCCGCCCATGCCGGGGGCGGCCTGTACTTCACCGAAGACGAACTGGACCTGCTGCGCGCACCAGTCCCGGCGCCCCGTGCGGCGTTCACCATCTGGACTGTGTGAGGCGGTGAACCCTCGTGCGTTTCCCGCATCGCTTGGTCGTCGTCACCCCCGTTCCGGTGCCGGACGAGTACGAGAACCCGGTTCCTCGGCTCACTTACGGCCCGGACGCGCCCCGGCGGACCGTAGCCGGATTTATGCAGCCGGGCGGCTCGACCGAACCGGCCGTGCCCGGCCGTCAGGCGGTGGTCACCGGCTGGCGGGCGTTTACCGCCGTACCGGTCACCGCGCGGGAGCGGATCGAGTGGGACGGGCGGACGTTCGAGGTGTCCGGGGAACCGGCGCGGTGGTCACCGCGGTTTGGCTACGTCCATTACGAACTCGCCCTGACTCACGTGGAGGGCTGAACAGATGGCCCTGGAACGCATCACGATCGACTACGCCGCCGTCGCCGGACTTCTGCATTCGCCAGAGTTCGAGCAAGAGATTCGGGCCGTTGCTGAGAAGGTCGGCGAGGTTGCCCGCGCGTCCGGGCACGTGGTGACCTCGGGTGAGCCGCTGCCGATCGACGTCTACGCCGACCCTGACACCGACCGTGTGGGCTGGTCGGTCGCCATCCGCCACCCGGCCGGAGTCGGGATGGAAGCACGCTACGGGCTGCTCAAACGCGCGGCGGAAACCGCGAGCCTGTCGGTCGAGAGCGAACAGGACGGCGGAACGTGACAGGTCCTGTACCGGTACCGGTCGACGTCGCCGGGCTGGTCGTGCGGCGCCTGCGCGGTCTGCTCGCCGGCCAGAGCCTCGCGGTCGCCGAACGAGTCCAGGTCTCGACCGAGACCGGCGCGGGGCCGGACGGCGGACCGCCATCGCTGCCGTGGCTGCTCGTCGCCGAGGACGGCCACACCTGGACCTGGCCCGCCGTGCAACGTGCCGTCATCCGGCTGACCGTCTGGCACCACAGCCCGCACACCTCGAAAGCCCTCGCCGGACTCGCGCTCGGCCTGCTCTGCGCACCCGCACCGCCGGGCCTGATCATCCGAGCCGAACCGATCACCGCGCCACTCGCGGGGATCGATCCACACACGGCCGCACCGCTGGCCACCTGCGCCGCCGCTGTCTTCGCGCGCACCCCCACCATTTGAGGTTTCCCCTACATGGCAATGAATTCCGCGCTTGTCCGCGTCCCCGGTACCGGTGAGGTGTCGCTCGCACCAGCGGACACCCCCGAACCCGCCGACCCCATCGCACCACTCGCGGCCCCGTGGGTCGGGCTCGGGCTGTCCACCCCGGACGGCACCACCCTGGCCCGCAAAGTCGAGAAAGAGGGCACCGAGCACTGGCAGCAACTCACACCCGCCCGCTACATCTACAAGTCACAGGAACTCACCGTAGCCTCGGTGTTCCAGGAAACCAAGGGCGAAGTGCTCAGCGCGTACTTCGGTGGCATGAAGTTCGCCGCCGTCGGCACCAGTACCCCAAAGGTCTACCGGGCCGAGATCAGCTCCATCCCCAAGGGCGACGTCCGCGCGCTCTGCGTCGACTGGATCGACACCGTCTCCGACACCGAGGTCTACCACCACCGCCTGTACCTGCCGCGCGCCGAGGTGTCCGAAACCGAAGACGCACAGTGGGGCCGCTCCCAGGAAGCGCGCTGGGGCATGAAGTTCTCCGCCCTGGCGCCGCCGAAGGGAAAAACCTACATCGCCGTGTGGCTCACCGACGACCCCGCTGTGCTGTTCGGGGCACCTGCGGTCACCACGGGAGCGCTCGACGTGATCACCGAGGACCAGCCGCGCGGGAAGTGACGCTAAGCCAGCTCAGCTAAGCAGCATCCACACCGCAACGACAGTTCCGAACACACCTCATTGAAGGAGCACACCACCTGATGGCGACTCGACAGCGCGCGGAAGCAACCGGCAAGCCCGCCTCTCCCGGCGCGGACCTGGCCGTGACCTGGCGCGGCAAGCGGTTCACCCTGCCCAGCCCGGACCGGTTCCCGCTCGAAGCCCTCGAAGCAGAGGAAGACGGCAAGCACCTGACTGCGCTGAAACTCATCCTCGGACCCGATCAGTACGCCAAGTGGCGTGGTCTGGCTGCCACAGCCGCCGACGCCGAAGACTTCTCGGCCGTCGTCATGAAGGAGCTGGGGCGGGGAAACCCCTAACGGTCGCCCTGCTCCTAGCAGACGAGGCGACCGCCGAAGCCCTCGAAACCGATCTGCTGCGGTACGGGGTCGATCTGCTCGACCTCTACCGCGGACTCCTGTCCTACCGGCGGCTATGCGCGCTGGTGGCGCACCTGCCCGACGACGCGGCGGTCTGGCGGCTGCACGACCCGCACGGCACGTTAACCCGAGTCGAACTGCTGTTGGCTGCGACCGAACGACGCGTAACGGCACTGTGGGCGACTATCGCCGTTGCGCTAGGTCAAGACGTCACCGATTCCGAGCTCGCCGGACCGTTGAACAAATCAATTTCCCCAACGGTCGACACTCGGGCCGACCGTGTACCGGCTGACGCGGAGCTGAAGTCGCTACGCGAAATCGCGCTATGGATGCGTGGCGACTGACCGACCGAACAGTTTACATTGAGCTACACCTGGATCTCAGGCTCATCTCCGGATCGTGAGCCGGGCACATCGTCCTGCGACGAATTAATCCGAACCAGCGATGCCACATTACCGGCCGCATCTGAAGAATCTTCCATCCGCCAACCGGCAGGCCATGAATGCCATTGGCCCGGCTTGGTGACACGTGCGTGATGAAACTCAAAATTAGCGTCATGTTCCACCGCGTCAAATATGGCACGCCCCTCGAAAGTTGCACTCTGAAAGTGGGCTTCCCTGGCGAATATCGCGTTGCTAAAGATGGCATCCTTAGCGAATGTCGACTCGTCGAACATGACGCCCTTCGTGAACGTCGCTCCAATAAACGCCACCTCTTCGACAAACGTCGCGTTTTCGAACCAGGCGACGGAGGCGAATGTCGCCTGGTTGAATCGCGCAATTCCATCGAACGACGCTATGTCGAATGTTGCATTCCTACTGAACGTCGCCTTGGTGAACCAGGTGGCCACATTGAACGCTACATTGTCAAAGGAAGCATTCGCTGCGAATGTAGCCTTGTTGAAATGAGCACTCCTGGTAAATGTCGCCCCATCGAATTCAGCGTCCCCGTCGAAGGAAACATCAAGAAACTTAGCTCGACCGTAGAACTTAGCCCCTCGGAAGTCTGCGGATGCCATTCGACAATTCGAGAAGTCGATTTCGATGAGGGCGGCGTCCCGAAGGTCAAGGCTAATTCCATCCCAAAAATTGTGGAGTGAATTTTCTGGTCGTGATTCATTTCTTAGGTGTCGGTGTAAGATTTGCTGCGCAGTTCGACGCACGTCCAGTTCGAGTCGGCGGGCTGCTATCTCGTCATCGGACGGTCCCGACAATCTCGGTCCCGCTTGGGTGGCAGGGGCGCCCCTCGACTCGGGTTCGGCGTCGAATGTGACAGCGGCTAAATTGGGTGGAGGCTGGTAGGGAGCGCGGAGGTACGCGCAAATCCTGTCGACCACGGTCTGCCGCAGGTCGGGGTATTGCTCGGCGAGTCGCTCCAGATCGGTAAGTCCACCGATGCGCACGGCGGCTTTGTCGCTGCCGAGTTGCTCACTGGCTTGCGAAGACAGTGTGTTGATGTGCGTGGCTTCGTCGTTGTCAAGTTGCCGGTGATGTTCCCGCTGGCTCAGGCGTAGACGTTCGACTGTGACGAAGGCGGCGAGGATCGCGAGCACGGCTGCGGAGCTTTTCCATCCGATGTCGAACGCGTCGCGATGGTTGGTCGGCGTGTCGCCCCACAGCAGAGCGGTGATCGTGGTACCCGCCGCAACGCTTACAACCAGGGTCAACCACACCCAGACCCACGCGAACTCGCGTAGAGGCTGATCTTTCCTCCCACCGTTCATCCAGCTATTTGAGCACAGCGCGCTGCTGAGGCGCGGGTATGTCCGCCCTGACCGATCGAAGTGTCTCGGTGGTGAACGCCCGTGACCTCGGTTGCTCACGCCTATCTCAAGATCATGCCGTCCCTCCAGGGCTTGGGGCGACACCTGCGCGATCAGGTCCGCGAGGCCGAGGGACAGGCCCCGAAGGTCAGCCTGTCGGCCGAGGTGAAAACCGCGCTGCTGCGCGAGCAACTGCGCGTGGCCGCCCGTGAAGGTGATCAGACCGCGATCCGGCTGCTGGCTGAGCTGGAGGCTGAACCGGCCGAAACCCGCTTTGCTGCGCTGAAACGGCGGCTCGACGGCCAGAACATCACGCTCAAGGTCGTGCTGGACAAGTCGGTCGGCGCGAGTCTCCGCGGCCTGTCCGACGTGGAGTCCCGGATGCGGTCGGTGACCGGTGCGGTAGCGCTGCACTCGGGTGCGGTCGGTCTGGCCACCTTGAAGTACGGGGCGATGGCGGCCGGTGCCGGGCAGGCCGTGACCGCGCTGGGCGGGCTCGGGTCGGTCGCGGCCACCGCGTCGGGGTCGCTGCTGGCGGTCCCGGCGGCCGGGCTCGCGGCCGTGGCGATCATGCAGACGCTCAAGCTCGGGATCTCCGGGTTCTCCGATGCGCTCAAGCAGGAGGATCCGAAGAAGTACGCCGAGGCGATCAAGGACTTTCCGCCTGCGATGGCGGCGGCCGCGAACGCGGTCCGCGCGCTGCGCCCGGAGTTCGTCGGGCTGAGGCAAGAGGTGCAGCAGCGGCTGTTCACCGGTCTGGCCTCGGAGATCACCGCGCTGTCGGGCACGTATCTGCCGTTGCTGCGGCACGGGTTGGGCGGGATCTCCGAGGGGCTGAACGCCGGCGCGCTCGGGTTCGTCGCGTTCGCCCGCGAAGGCCGCACGATCTCTGACGTCGGCTCGATCCTGGGCAATACCTCGGCGACCATGCACGAGCTCTCACAGGCGGTGCATCCGTTCCTGCAAGGGCTGCGCGATATCGCCGCCGTGGGCGCGGAGTTCCTGCCTGGCTTCGGCTCCGGCCTTGCCGACGGCGCGCAGAAGTTCGCCGACTTCATCGCGGCGGCACGCGAGTCCGGACAGCTCCGCGACTGGCTCTCGGCCGGTCTGTCGGCTGTGGGTGACCTGGTCACGGTTCTGAAGAACCTGGGGCAGGTCGTGTTCGCGGTGTTCTCCGCCGCCAGCACTGGCGGCGGCGGGCTGCTCACGGTCCTGGTCGACGTCACCGGCCAGATGGCCGAGTTCGTGCGCTCCGCCGAAGGTGCACGGGCCTTGGGCCAGATCTTCGACGGCTTGCACGCCGTCACCTCCGGGTTGATGCCGGTTCTCGTCGCGCTTGGCCAGGCCATCGTCACCTCGATCGCTCCAGCGATTGCGCAGCTGGGGCCGATGATCGGGGCGGCGTTCGCCGCGCTGGGCCCCGCGATCGCTCCGCTGGGCCAGGTCCTCGCCGCCTTGGCTCCCGTGCTGGGCACGGCGGCCCAGGCATTGGCGGCGGTCCTGGTTCCGGCGGCTGCCGCGCTTGCCCCGATCGTCGGCGCGCTGGCTCCAGCCGTCGCGGAGCTGGTGGGGCAGCTCGGCGGCGCTCTCGGCGCGGCGGTCACCGAGCTGACTCCCGCTCTGGTGGAGCTAGCGCGGACGCTGGCGCCGCTGATCACGCAGTTCGGCGGGCTCCTGGTGCAGGCGCTGCGGCTCGCGGCTCCGGCGCTGGGGCAGTTGCTGACCGCGTTGTCGCCGATCATCGGGCAGCTCGGTGGTGCGCTGCTGCAAGCCCTCTCGGCCGTGCTGCCGGTGCTGTCGGCGCTGGGCGGGGTGTTCACCTCGGTGCTGCTGGCCGCGCTCAACGCCGCGATGCCGGTGCTTCCCGTTGTGGTGCAAGCGATTCAGCAACTCGCGGGTGTCGTGTCGACTGCGTTGCAGGCGGCCACGCCGGTGCTGTCGGAGGTCGGCGGGCTGCTCGGCCAGATCGCCGGTCAGATCCTCGCGGCGCTGCTGCCGGTGATCCCGCCGCTGGCGGAGGCGTTCCTCGGGATCGTGACGGCGCTGCTGCCGATACTGCCGCCGCTGCTGCAACTCGTGTCGGGGCTGCTGCCGCCGCTGCTCGATTTGGTGACGTCGCTGCTGCCGGTGATCGTGCAGGCCGCCGGGCTGTTTACGCAGCTCGCCGTCGCGCTGACCCCGCTGATCACGCAGATCAGCCAGCTCTTGATGCCGATCATCCTGGAGCTGTTCGGGCTGGTGAAGGGCAAGTTCTCCGCGATCGTGGAGATCATCTCCGGTGCGCTGACCGTGATCTCCGGCGTCATTTCCGTAGTGACGGGCCTGATCTCGGGCAACTGGGATCAGGCGTGGACCGGCGTGAAGAACATCGTCTCCGGTGCCTGGGGAATGATCAAGGGGATCGTCTCGCACAGCATCGGCGGCGTGCTCGATCTCGTCGCCAGCATCCCGGGCCGCATCCTCGGTGCGCTCGGCAATCTCGGGTCCCTGCTGTGGGAAGCCGGGCGGAACGTGATCCGCGGCCTGGTCGACGGCCTCACCTCCGGCTTCGGCTGGGTGAAAGACCGGCTCGGCGAACTCACCAACTGGATCACCTCGTGGAAGGGACCACCCGCACGAGACCGCGTCCTCCTCACCGCGAACGGCCGCTTGATCATGCGCGGTCTGCTGACCGGGCTGGAAGACGGCGAACCGCAAATCCGGGACTACCTGACCGGCCTCACCAACGCCCTGCACGTGGACACACCACCCGCTCACGGCACCGCACCGGCAGCCAACGGCCAGGCGGCTGCACCGGTCCGGCCGGTGTTCCCGCCGGGAACGTCCGCGTTGGACGCCGCGTCGATCTCGGCCGCCGTGACGGCGGGGGTGCTGCTCGCGCTGGACGGCGCACGGCTCCGTGTCGATGGGGCGGGGACTGCGCGACTGGTGAACACGGTCAACGCAGCCAACGCCCGGCGCTAGCGAAAGGGACGGTGATTGTGATGGGTGATTCCGTGTTCTGCCTGGGGCCGCTCGGCGCGCTACGGGCACTGCCGTCACCGTCGCTGGGCGGCCCGCCGGAAATGGTGCCGGTCCGCACCGGCGGGCTGCACCGGTCGATCACGGGGCGCCCGACACTCGACCGGCTCGGGATCCGCCGCACCTGGGTCCTCACCTGGCCTTACCTTGACGAGGACACCCACCGGTGGCTGTCGCTGCTATACGCGGGCCTGCTCGGCGGACCGGTGTGGTTGCTGGACCCGACGGCCGGAAACCGGCTATCTGTCCAGGTGGCCACTGCCGGGAGCGTCGAGCATGGCCCGGAAGGGTTCGCTACCGCCGGAACCCTGACCTGGCAGGCCACCCCTGTCACCCCACCGGATCACCCGGCACCTGCGGGGTCCGGGGCTTTGACGTGGACCACGGCCGACGCTGGCGGCGGTCTGCTGCTGACCCGGTCCGCCGTCCCGGTCCTGCCGGGCGAGCCGGTGACGTTCGCCGCCAACGTCGCCGCCACGGTCCCGGTGGCGTTGACCGCGTTCGTGCTCAACGCGACCGACGTCGTGATCACCACCGTGTCGACGGCACCGGCCACGCCCAGCAGCCGCGGCGCTCGAATGAGGGTGACCGTGCCCGCGACGGACGGGGCCGCGTCAGTACGCCCCGGTCTGGTGCTAGGGCAGGCCGGAACGGCGACCACCTCGGCGTGGTCGCTCACCAGCGGCACGGAGCCGGTGGTGTGGTCTGCCGGGGGCGGCGCCGCGATGGTGCTGATCGAGTCGATTCCGTGGAAGTACCCCGTTCCCGGGTCGTTCGCGACCACGCTCACCCTGCTGGAGGTATAGGTGACCCAACCCGACGAGCTGGCGGCGGCGGTCGACGCCCCGCAACGCCAGCCCCGCGCCAAGGTTCGCGTGGACTGGGGCAGGAGCGGAGGGTTCGACCATCCGCTCTCGGATTTGTCCACTGTGGCCGAAAGCCTGGTCATCGAACGGCAGATCTCCGGGGATCTCCCGGACGAGTGCACCCTGATCGAGGGCTACACGACTGCGACCCTGGCTGCCACCCTCGCCGGCCAGCGCGCCGACGATTCCCGCGACGTTGCCAGGATGCTCACGCCGTACAGGCCGGATTCCCTGCTGCGCGACACCGACCTCGTCGACGCTCCGCTGACGTGTGACCTGGGGTTGCTCACGGCGTCGGGGCGGGAACTCGTCCGCCAGTTCACCGGCTCCACCCGCACGCTGACGCTGTCGGCGACCGGCCGGTCGGTGGAGCTAGCCGCGCTGGACCCTGCCGAAACGCTCCGGGCATCGGTGACGCTGCCGCCGGTCGCGCAAGAGGAGGAGCAGCACTACAACACCACCGAGTGGCCGTTCCAATGGCGCATCAACACCCAGTGGGTCATCGACTATGTGTTGCGGCGCAACGGAATCTTCGCCTCCCCACCACCCCGGCCCGACTGCATGTTCGCGATGACCTGTCACGGCGGCCTAATCGCCGACGTCGGGTTCAACTCCGACTTCGGCTACGGTGAAAAGCTCGACGCGAGCGTGCCCGCGTTCGTCCCCGGTCCCTACGGGATGCTCGCGGCGAACGGGACGCCGAAGCTGTCCGCGACCATGTACGCCAACGCGGCGCTGGAGTTCTATCCCAGCTGGCCGGACCGGGGGCACCTGTTCGAATTCCACTGCAAAGCCGGTGCCAGCAACACCTTCGCGCCGAACATGAACGGTGACATCCTCAGCATGAGCACCGGCGTCCGGGGCATTTCCGGTGGGACGTTCGCCGTCGGCGTGACCACCGGCGGGCGAGTCGTGCTGAAGGTCCACTCGAACCGGTCCCTGGTCACCACGATCAACGGCCCCACTTTCGCCGGGGAGGCCGCGTGGCATCGGGTCGGCCTCTGGTTCCGCTACACCTCGTACCCCAAGTACACGATCGAGACCTGCTGGATGGTCGACGGCACGATCACGCCCATCGCGACCGAGACCGTGCCCCTGATCTCCGAGGAGAGCAGCGGCGGAACCTCCATTTTCGCCTGCACACCGGTCCCGGTGAGCTGCCTGCAAATCAGCATCGCGGCCGCACCACCCGCGGACTGGGGCGCACCGCACACGCCGCAAGCGGAGATCGACACCGGCCTGAACTGGATGACCGGCCTGCCCGACATCGTCAACGCCGACTCCTTCGACGTCCTCAAACAAGCAGCGGCAGCGGAGTTCGGAGTGATCAGCTACACCGAGAACGGGCGCTTCCGGTTCCTCAACCGAGACACCGTCCACGCCCTGGCCGCGCGACCGACTACGGCGACCCTCTCCGCTTCCGGGGCGCTTACTGAGCTGTCGCTCTCGACCTCGCTGGACTCGATCCGCAACGAGATCAGCCTCACCGCCGTACCCCGGCTGAAATCCATGAAAGACGTCAACGTCTACGAACCCGCGACAGCCGACGAACTCGAAGCCCCCATGGGCACCACACGACCGATCGTCACCTTCCAAACCAGATCCACGTTCCACGGCAACGCTCTGTCGATACACACCCTGAGCGCCTACACCAGCGACGACTACACACGGTTCTCCGCCTGCCGCCCGATACGCCGGGACACCGGAGCCGAGGTCACCACCGGCATCACGGTACGAGCGATGCCCGTCAGCCAGAACCGCGTCAAGCTGGAAATCCAGAACACCAACAGCTTCGCCCTGCGCTTCGCCCTCGACGACCGCCGCACGCCAGCCTTGCGGCTCGTCGGTAATCCCGTGATCAACGGCCGCCCTATTGCCCACGTCGCCACCGATGACGCCTCCATCGCCCGCTATGGCCGACGTGTTCTCGCCCTGCCGGACAACCCGTTCCGGCAAACCCTCGAATCCATGCAGGCCATCACCACGTCCCTGCTGGCCGACCTCGCCCAGCCCACCACGGTCCTCAAAGACATCGCCGTCGTCGGCGACCCCCGCCGACGCCTCCTCGACACCCTCCACATCCACGACCCCGACGGACTCGGCGGCCCTATCGCCGCTGTCGTCATCGGCAGCCGCCGCACCCTCAACACCACCGACGGCCTCGCCGACACCCTCACCCTCCGGGTCCGCCGCTGAACCCTGGAGCCGCCCGTGACGCCTGACTGGCTCACCGCGCTGGCCGCGACCCTCGGCCCCGCCACCGGCGCCCTCACCGGCCTGCTCGCGGCGCGGCGCGCTATCCGCACCGCCCGCACTACGGCCGATCACCAGGCACTGGCCGAACTGCACGCCGGATATCAGGCGCTGCTGAAAGACCGCGCCACCCACACCCGCGACGTCCTGGCCGAACTCACGGCCGTGAAAACCGAACTGTCCGCCGTGCGCCAGGAGAACGCGCGGCTGCTGCTCGAAGTCGGCGCCCTGCGCGCCCAGATGAACCGCCCACCCGAAGGACCGCCAACCCCTTGACCGACTACGGCATCGACGTGTCGCACTGGAATCCAGTCCAAGACTGGAACGCCGTGCGAGGCAACGGAATCAACTACTGCTCGTTCAAACTCACCGAAGGCACCGGCTACACCGACCGCACCAGCGGCGCCCGCATCCCGGCTGCCCGCCTCGCCGGCGTCGTCCCCGGCGGATACCACTTCGCCCGCCCCGGCGACCCGGACGCCCAGGCCGATCACTTCGCCAACCACCTGCGCCAAAACAACCTGCACACCAGCGGATCCCTGGCGCCGATGCTCGACATGGAAGCCGCCGAACTGCGCGGCACCGCCAACGCCTTCATTCCGCGGTTCATCGCCCGGCTGCGCGCCGCGACCGGCGTCCGCAAGGTTCTGGTGTACGCGAACCTGGACTGGTTCACCCGAATCCTCGACCCCGCCCGGTGGGCCGATGACGGCGTGCTGCTGTGGATCGCCCGATACAACGGCAACCCCGGCAACCCCGGCTGGACCCACCCGAAACTCGCGCTGCACCAGCACACCCAGACCGGAACCGTTCCCGGGATCAGCGGCCACGTCGACCGCAACGCCACCATCGGACAGTTCACGTTGTCCGATCTCGTCACCGGCGGCAGCGCCCCGACGCCGCAGCCGGTCCCGCCGACACCGACACCACCGGCCGACACCGAGGTCTACACCGTCCGCTCCGGCGACACCCTCTCCGGCATCGCCGCGCGATTCGGCACCACCGTCGCCGCGCTGGCCGCGCTCAACGGGATCTCCGACCCGAACCGCATCTACGCCGGACAGCAGATCCGAATCCGCGGCGGCACGGCAGGCGGGCAGCGCTACCAAATCCGGTCCGGCGACACCCTCTCCGGCATCGCCGCGAAGTTCGGCACCAGCGTCTCCGCTCTCGCCTCGCGGAACAACATCTCGAACCCGAACCGTATCTACGCGGGCCAGTGGCTGACGATCCCGTGACCGGCAACGGCGGCTGGCTGCTCCTGCTCGTCCTGTTCGTCTGGCTGGCCTGGAAAACCGCCCGCGCGTTCGTCCGCGCCTACGACTACCTCGATTCCCTCCCACCCCGTAAACCCAAGGAGTAGACACACGTGTCTCGTTACCCCCTGCGTATCGCCGGATCCATCGTCGGCGCGCTCACCGCGATCGTGTCCGGCCTCGTCGGCTCCGGACTGATCACCACCGACCAGGGCAACGCCACCACCGGCGTCATCACCGGCCTGGTGACCCTCCTGGCCGCGTTCGGTGTCGTCATCTCCGCCGAAAGGAAGGTCACCCCGCTGGTAGACCCCCGCACCCGCCAGGGGGCACCGCTGGTGCCCGCTGAGACCGCCGGAGACACCCTGTACCGGGCCGCCGAGAGCCGGGAGACCGGCCGTGCCTGACACCCGCTCCGGCACGGCGATCACCGATCCGGCCTCCGTGCTCACCCCCGCAGTTCTCCAGGCCGCCCGAAACGCGGCGGCCACCGCGCCGCCGTTCACCACGGCGCAACGTGACCGGCTCTCCTGCATCTTCGGCCCGACCGTGCGCCGGGTCCACCTGAACAAGGCAGTCGGCTGACAGCACGTGGCCCCGGCACCCTCCAGGATGCCGGGGCCACGCACCACCCCGTCTTAGCTGACCTCGGCCAGCACTTCGTCGTCGAACGAGTCGTCCACTCCCGGTATGGCTGCCGGTGCGCCCAGCCAGGTCAGCATGATGTCGTCCGGGTTGAACGGTGCGCGCCCGCCCTTCGTGGGCAGCAGGCGGGGAGTGACCACCGCCCGCAGAACCTCCCGCTGTTGCGACAGCGACAGCCCCGCCCACACTGTCCTGGCGTCCGCGCCGAGAAAGTCCGCGACCACCGGCGACACCCCAATCTGGCGCACGCGCTCCTCGGCCGCCTCGATCTGCGGCACCAGCTTCGCCTCGATCCGCGACAGCCGTTCCGGCCCGATCCCGCCGCTGGCGGCCGAGTCGGTGAACCCGTCCAGCCGGGCGCGCAGTTCCCGCGCGGTCGCCACGGCCTTCGTCAGCTCGTCGGCCTGGTCCTCGTAGCGGAACAGCTCCCGCGCGTCCTCGGACTCCAGCCGGGTCAGCACCGCCTCCACCACATAGGCGTCCGTGCGTTCCATGTCCCGCATGAGATGCCCATGGGGGCAGCGGTAGCCGGGCCGCGCCCGGTGCAGCGGGGTGGAACGGGTCGGTGTCTCGCAGATCCCACACAACAGAATGCCGGTCTGCAAGTACTTGACCCGCGTTCCGTCGCGCACCGAGCTGCGACTCGGATCACCCAGGCGGGCCACGATCAGAGCGCGTTTCCGATCGCTGATGATCGGCTGCCAGACACCCTTACCGACGATCTTCTTTCGGAACACCCGCAACCCTGCGATCACGGGGCTGAGCGCGATGTTGCGGACCTTGGACACATTCCACTCCCCAGGCAGCGGATGCACCCACTGTTCCCGGTTCATCTGCTGCGCGACCTGCGACGGCGTGTCTTCCCGCACCCGCACCAGCGCCTCATACGCCGCTTCCTGCTGCTCAGGAGATAGCGAGTCGATGAGCTTCGCCCAGCCGTGCGGGTCCTTCGACACGTGTTGCAGCTTCTTCACGTGATCCGCCCGCCACACGTGACCGCGAGCGCACGGCACACCCGCCTCGATCAACTCCCGCACCAGCACCGACGCGTTCGGTTCCTCGATCAGCCGGTCCACGATCGCCTCCGCGATCGGCGCCGTCTCCGGATCGACCTCGCGGTGCGCCTCACCCGTGCGCTGGTCATAGACGATCCGGTATCCGTAGCCCAGCGGACCAGCCCACAGCCCTTCCAGCGCGCGAGCCTCGACACCTCGGCGGGTCCGCTTGCGGATCTTCTCCGACTCCCTCTCCGCGTCGACGGCGTCCTCGGCGGTGTCGATCCGGTCGTCCGGATCGTTCATGTCATAGATCCGGTCGTCATAGGCCCAGTAGCCGCCGACCTTCTCCAGGATCTCCCGCAGCCGGGCGAACATCGACAGATTCCGCTGAGCCCGCGAGTTCTCCCACGTCCACAGCAGATTCGCCCGCCCCGTCGACAACAGGCGCAACGCCTCGGTGTAGTCCTGCCGCTCCTCGGTCGCGTACCGCGACGCCGACAGGTTGTTGTCCACCAGGACCGCCACGACCGTGATGCCGTTGTCCTCGCAGAACTTGCGGCCGACCGCGATCTGCGTCGACACCGCGACCTTCCGGGCCTTCGTCTCGTTCGATGCCCTGGCGTAGATCACCGCGAACAGCGGCGGAAGCTCCCCTGTGATCGACCGCGCCAGCTTGCGGTTCAGTGCCTTACCCACGAACAAACCCCCAGCATGTCGCCGGGCGGTGGTCGCCAT